AAAGTATGTGGCTTTTGCACAGTTTTGGGCAGGTTGATTTATGCAAACAAATGATAAATGATTTAATTTGGCAACATTTCTGCAATTGTTGCATTTTTTATGCAACAAAAGGGGCATTTTTCGGGATAAGTGAGAGATGTTTTTTGAGAGCCGTTAAGATACGGCGGACATCTTTCGCAGAAATTAAAAAAGGAGGAACGATATGGCAGGCGAACAGAAAAGATTTGCGAGATTTTTCTTCTATCTGAGAAATCTTCGTGAAGCGGCTATGCACACCGGTGCAAGGGCGGAGGAGGCTGAGGACAGGGGGCTTGAGCTTCTGCACTCGGCAGAAACGGAGGCGGAGCTTAAAAAGCTGGAGGAGGCTGACAGCGACACCCTTTCTTATGTGAAGCGAGGGCTTAACAGGATAGCTTTCGGGGCGGTGAATGACGCTGTAAAGCTTGTTTTTGACGCTGAGAACATGACGGCAAGGGACATCATGGGCATGGATCTTTTCAATGTGAGTGAGATAAAGATCAGCGGAAAGAACGTTTTGGAGATCAAGTTTTTTGACAGGCAGAAAGCCTTGGAAAAGCTTGGGGAGCTTGCGCCTCAGCTTGACGGCGGCGGTGAGTCGAAGCGACTTATCGAGAGCATTTACGGCAGGGACGGTGATAGCTTGTGAAAATAACAAGGCTGTCGGAAAATCAGAGGTTTGTTTTCAGATGGTGGACGGCACGGGAGCTTAGTGATTACGACGGGATAATCTGTGACGGTGCGGTCAGATCGGGCAAGACCTTTTGTTTGTCGGCGTCTTTTATGACATGGGCGATGACTAATTTTGACGAGTGCATTTTTGGGCTATGCTCAAAAACTATCGTGTCGCTGAAAAGGAATATCCTGCCTGCACTCAGAGAGTATATGAAAGCCATGGGCATGACGGCTGTGGAGGTCGCGTCAAAGAACTATATGGACGTTAGCTTTTGCGGCAGGAAAAACAGGTTTTACTACTTTGGCGGCAGGGACGAAGGCTCGCCCTCACTTATCCAGGGCGTGACCCTTGCGGGGGTGCTTCTTGACGAGGCGGCACTTATGCCCAGAAGCTTTATAGAGCAGGCTGTGGCAAGGTGTTCGGTGGCGGGGAGCAAGCTGTGGTTCAACTGCAATCCTGACAATCCTTACCACTGGTTCAAGAAAGAGTGGATAGACAAGGCTGAGGAAAAACGGCTTATCTACAGACATTTTGTGCTGGAGGACAATCCGACCCTTGACCGGGCGGTGATAGAACGCTATCACAGGATATATACGGGGACGTTTTACGAGCGTTTTATTCTTGGCAAATGGACGGCGGCAGAGGGGCTTGTTTACCCTATGTTCGACGAGGAGAAAAACGTCTTTGAGGGGGATATACAGTGCGAGCGGTATGTTATAAGCTGTGATTATGGCACTGTAAATCCTTCAAGCTTCGGGCTTTGGGGCGAGAGTGGTGGAGTATGGTACAGGCTCAGAGAGTATTACTATGATTCTCGCCGTGAAGGTATGCAGAAAACTGACGAGGAGCATTACAAGGGGCTTGAAGAGCTTGCCGACGGGCTTTGTATCGAAAAGGTCATTTGCGACCCTTCGGCGGCTTCGTTTATACAGTGCATACGCAGGCATGGAAAATTCACTGTCCAGCCTGCAAAGAACGACGTTGTTTCGGGTATCAGGCTTGTGTCGGACTGCATAAAGGACGGCAGGATAAGGATAAACCGCAGGTGTCGTGATACGCTTCGTGAGATAAGTCTTTACCGCTGGGACGATAAGGCAGGAAAGGACGTACCTGTGAAAGAGAACGATCACGCCATGGACGATATGAGATACTTTGCGGCAGAATGTCTGGGACGTGAAAGGGACGACTTTTTTGTACTGACAGTTGAACATTAGTACAAAAAAGTGTACAGAAAGAAAGGAGAGAAAATGAGTATTTTCAGAAAGAAGGTCCGTGAATTTGTGCCGAACACGGCAGGCTCTGACAGAGAGTCGGGGTTTCATTACAGGCTTGCGCCTGAGGGGATTTTTCAGCAGGAGCTTTATGACGCACTCAGGGCGAACGTTCCTGTTATTGACGCTTGCTTCGGTAAGATAATAAGGCTCACAGGGGGCTTTAAGGTCACGGCTTGTGACGAGAGGGCGCAGGTGGAGCTTGACAGGTTTTGCAGAGAGGTTTCCGTGGGGGTGTCGGGAAAGTCCATTTACACTTTTGCGGATATGTATCTGGATTCACTGCTTACATATGGCAAGGCGATAGGCAGGATATATGCAGATTACAGGACTGGAAAGGTAAAGGGGATATATGTTGGCGACCCGACTTTGTACAGAGTGCGTGAGGGCAGAAACGCTTTTGAAAAACGTATTTTTTACATGGGAAGCGGTGAGGAGATACCGGTAAGAAGTCCTGAAAAACTGCTTTACACGGCGCTCAATCCTAGTCCTAAGCACCCTGACGGGGTGTCCATACTCCGTGGATTGCCTGCGCTGAGCGAGATACTTATGCGAATTTACGAGTGCATGGGGCAGAACTTCGACAGGGTAGGAAATGTGCGATATGCGGTGACTTATCACCCTGAGGGGGAGAGCGACAGGGCGAGAGCCAAGGAGCGTGCAGAGCAGATAGCTCAGGAATGGAGCAGAGGAATGAGGGCTTCACGAAACGGCTCGGTGCAGGATTTTGTGGCTGTGGGTGATGTGGACATAAAGGTCATAGGCGCTGACAATCAGATGATAGACACGGAGATACCTGTCAGACAGCTTATGGAACAGCTTGTAGCGAAGCTTTCAATACCACCGTTTTTGCTTGGGCTGAACTGGTCAACCACCGAGAGAATGTCTGCACAGCAATCGGATATCCTCACAAGCGAGCTTGAATATTACCGCAGACTGCTTGAACCTATACTCAGAGAGATATGCGAGGCGTTTTTAAGGCTTAACGGATATGCTTGCGGGGTGGAGATAGAGTGGGACAACATAAATCTTCAGGACGAGGAAGCGTTGGCGAAGTCAAGACTTTACAATGCACAGGCTAAGGCGGCGGAGCTTGAAAACGAAAGGGTAGAGAATGAGAGAAAAAAGGAGGAAATGCAATGAGCGAAACAGTATCAGGCGAGGAGCTTGAAAAGATAAACGGCTATGCGAGAGAGCCGCTCACGGAGGACAAGGTCTTTGTTTTCAGGGTGGCGCTTTGTGACAATGACATTGACAGAGATGGTGAAAAGTTTTCATCAGGCGCTTTGGAGAAGCTTGCGGAGCTTTTTAAGGGCAGAACGGGTATTTTCGACCATGACCCTAAAAGCTCAAAGCAGACTGCCAGAATATTCGACACTTGGGTGGAAACTCTGCCTGAGAAAACTACGACAGACGGAGAGGTCTACCGCAGGCTTATGGCAAAGGCTTACATGGTGCGAACTGCTTCTAACGGCGACCTTATAAGCGAGATCCAGGGCGGAATAAAGAAAGAGGTATCCGTTAGCTGCACCATGGGAAAGAAGCTTTGCTCTGTATGCGGAGCGGATATGTACAAGGGCGGCTGTGACCATGAAAATGGCGGTGAATACGGCGGTAAGCTGTGTTATCACATTCTTGACGAGCCGCTTGACGCTTACGAGTGGTCGTTCGTGGCAGTGCCTGCACAGGTGAATGCAGGGGTAACGAAGCGTTTTGCTTTAAGGGAGAAGCAGGAAAGCACCGACAAGAGCTATGAGCTTGCCCTTGCGAGGGAAGCTTTTGAAAAGGACGTTTTAAGGCTCAGCTATTTCTGCAAGCCTTTTATGAGTGCAAAGCGTGTGAAAGAACTTGCGGAGCTTATGACAGTTACGGAGCTTATCGACTTCCGTGGCAGGCTTGAAAAGCAGGCGGCTGAGAATGAGGAGGTCTACAAAGCCGAAAGGGAGAGCTTTATCACGGGGGATTACAAGATGTAAGGGACAGATGTGAAAGGGGGCGATGACAATGTGGAGATAGGGGCTTAAATGCCAGAATGTGATATCATCACTGTAGGGGCGAACAGTGTTCACCCGAAAACACGAATGGTTTTCGATAAAATCTGTTCCGGTACGAAGGAGGGCGGTCCTATCGCTGCTCTGGACATCCCGGAACGGTTTCGGTGGCTGACAGCAGT